ACGAGATGGACGGGTGACTGGAGTTCAGACGTGTGCTCTTCCGATCTCTTGTGTATATTTATCTAATTTTAAATAACTATCTGTTTTAAGATAATTATCAATAATTTCTTTTAAATCTTTTTCTAATTGAATAACTAGCTCTTTTACTCTATTATCCAAATCTTCAAGTAATATTTTTTTTGTATCTTCATAAATCTTATTGAGCAACTCTTGATATTTCTCAAATAGTATAGTTACAGGATAAGTAGTTATCCCATCATCTGACATATACCAGATACAACCTTTTGGTAAATCTGGTAAACCTAATTGTTTGGGTATTCCACTATCTACAAATAATTGAGATTTTATAATTTCTTTTTCTGTTCCAAGTATTGCAGCTTTTATTTTAGTAAACACATTATTTAGATTTTCTGGTGTAATATCTCCTGTACTACTAAAAGTAAAATCTAAATCAAAATAAGGTTCAGACTTAACTATCTTAATATCTGTGTAGTCATTCCATATACCATCTGGGTAGTTAGTAAAATCAATATTTCCAGCATTGTATGTGTAATAATCTTTAGGTATAAGGAATATAAAAGCTGTGCTAGTTATGGGATTTTGTTTTTTTCCATAGACTTCACAACTTGTCATTAAGTCTGAAAAGTTAGTAGCATATTGCTGTCTATTCTCTTCTAACTTAAAATACTCTTTTTTAAAATTTAACATTTGCTTAAACACCTCTTTTCTTAATAATAAGTTGTTATCTTAATAATAAGTTGTTAGTGGTCCATCAAAACTATCTTTTAGATATATGCTAGCAAATATCATAGCAGTTCTAAATGAATCTGCGTCATCTGAAGCTTTATCATTTGCGTCGTGGTCTGGTATATCTAAGTAACAATTCATGGACTTGTTATATTTTTTGACGTAGCCTCCTAATTGTATAACTCCTATGTTACACTCGTTATTATCTATCTCTACATTTTCAAACTCCTTTCTTATATAGTTGATTTGATTTATTAATGTAGTCATATCATTTTTAGCTAGTTCTGTCTTAGATAGAGTTCTTACATCACTAAAATAATTCAATCTTATGTAGTCACTTCTTTTTGATGTTGCACTCCATTCCTCTACATCTCCATCATGTGGTAGTACCATAGTAGGCTGCATATAGTACCCGTTATCTTTACACCATTTCTTTATATATTGGCAGCAGTGGTCTGGTCCTTGTCCAGTAACTCTATAATGTTTTATGAATCTAATTCTATTATTATGAGGGTTCTTTTGAAAAAACCATAATACTGTATGGTCCCTTTTTCCTATATCCCAAGCAACATATAAAGGTTGTTGTGTCCAGAAATGTCCTGTATAGACTTGCTTGTATCTTCTGCTTACACTATCTAGCAACTCTTCGTATCTTCCATAAGCTTTTATTCTTTCATCTTCATAAGCTTTTTTCAGTTGATCCCCATACCAAGCACCAACTAAATTAACGTTGATTTTACATTCATACTCTTGAGCAAATGAATCTGGATCCATTTCTATTTTTTTCTCTTCAAGTTTTTCATCTGTAAAAATTCTTTCTCCTTTGTAATCTAAACTATCTCTAGCACTTTGTATATCTACATACCATAAACTTTTAAGTCTATGGTTTTCTGGTTTGCTTAAAATTGTATAATAATTTATAAAGAGTTTAGTAAACCAATTATATTTACCTCTTGGTGTAGATATAAATATTACAAATCCAAAATCTGTCTTATCTATTATTGTGTCAACGGCTGGTTTCATATATTGATAGAATTGTTCTTTTATAAGTGCGGCTTCTGTATAAATAACTCCTCTTGCTCCAACTCCTACACTTGCATCTGGGTTATCTCCTCCACGGAAAAATATCTTAGCACCATTAAATAAAGTTACACTCCAGTCTGATTTATTGACTTTAGGTCCTCTTGGGTTAGATAATATTTCATTAGGTATTAAATTCTCTAGTAGTGGCAAACCATTTAATGTCTTTCCATCTACTACTATTTCTTTTACCTGTCTAAAATATGGTGCATAAATATAGTAGTTTCCTGGGTGTTGAATAGCTGCTAGGATCATTATAAGTAGTGCTATAAAATCTTTACCATATCTTCTATGAGCCATTAAAGCAAAGTATTTTTTCTTATTTTCCAGAACATTGTCTAATAGTTCTTTCTGTCCTTTGTGTAGATATTTAATAACTTTTTTATAACTGATAGTTACTCTTCTTTTTGCTGCTCTTCCTAAAAAATTCAAAACTCCACCTCCTTACCTGTTTGATAGTTTGAAATTCCATCTTTTAAAAGTTGGAAAATAAAAAAAGGACAACCCTTTTAGGTTGCCCTTTGATTTTTCTGTAAATGGAAAAAGGCAACTCCAAAAGGTTGCCTGATTTTCTTAAGATTATTATATCATTAAATACTAAAAAAGTCCATAAAAAGAAAAAGGCTGGTATAGTTGCAGCTATACCAGCGGTGAAGCACATAAAAAATTCCGTTCTTCTTAGTAATTAAATTATAGCAAAAACAACTAGAAATTTCAAGAAGTTTTTGTTATAATGTTTCTAGCCCACTAAGAAAGGGGGTGGAAATCATAAAGAATTTCGTTCTAAGACTAATAATACTGGTTATTCTGTTTTTCTTAGTAAACAGAGTTGCATTATAATTAGTCAAAAAAGGGGAGTGTTGCAGCACTCCTCCTTTTTTAATCTATAACATCTTCTATTTTTTCATATGCTTTTTTACCCATTTCTACATTTGTAGTTCCAAGCATAGCTTTAATAATACCTTGGGTTGCTTTCTCAACTTCGCCTTTAGTAAGATTTTGACCTATTGTTATTACACGTCTTGCTACAGATGACCCATTTATAAGAGCCCATGTATTTAATTGTTGGTCTAATATATACCATAGTGCACTACCAGGATTATCTACTAGCTCATCTATTTTATCTTCTATTGTTCCAAAAGGGTCTTCATAAAAGTCTGGGTCTCTAATTAAATCTACAGTTCCAAAGAAAGCTGCCGTTCCTAGAAAAGTATTCAATAATCTTTTATAATAAATTTTGTTTCCCCAGTCAAATTTACCATTGTTTAAATTTGACCTTACAATATCTCTTAAAGCTCTATCCCAGCCTACAGTTATTGATGCCTTAAAGTTAGCCATAGCTCTAACAAAGTTTCTTTGAACATCATTATTAATATTATCTATAGAATATCTTAAAGACCCATTTACTTCAGTTGGAGAGGTATCGTGGACAATTTTTTCATATAAATTCGATATTTTTTTAACAATACTATCTCTAACTATTTCAAACTCTTCATTAGTTATTTTATCTTTCTTTAAGAAATTTGCTACATCTTCAATGGAAATGCTATCAGCAAAATCAACTTCATCAAACAATCCTGTTTTTTTATAAGTACTACTGTCTGCAAATTTTTTTAAAAATTTAAATTCAAAATCAGTTATTCCTATGTCGAAAAATAAGTCTTTTACATAATGAGAGCTATGGGCATACAAATCATGTACATCAATATATTTAGACATTCTCTCCATAATATAAGAACTTCTAAAATATGAATGTAATTTCATAATTCTTTGAGGGATATGATACCAGTTTACTTTGTCTATTCCTTCATTGAGTTTATACATTTTTTTATCTAACCAAGTACCTTTTTGCATAATTCTATTTTTAGTAGCTCCTGTGAAATCATTCATATCGTCTAATATGCTTGTTAGGCACTTGACAGAAACAGAGTTGTCATAACTTTCTCCTAAAACACTATTTACTTTGCTAAGTTGCTTTTTATTTACATAGAGAATATTAAAGGCTTTAGCTAGATATTTAAAAGTATCTCTAAATCCTTTATCTCCATATAACATAACTCCAGCTCTTGACATAACTGGCACTTCAAAAACAAAATCTTTAAATGCTTTAAATCCAGTAAGTGAGACTTTGTTTATAGGTTTTATGATTTTCCATACAACTTTATCTAAATTTGTAGGGCTAACTTTAGTTACCATACCAACCTTTTCTCCTATATTAGATTTTATTTCATTTCTTATAAACTCTATATAAGTTTTATAATTTGGATTTAATGCTGTTTTTTGATTTTCTTTTAGCATACGACTGAATGTATTTATATTTCCTCCTGGCAATATATCCTTTTCAGCTCTTGCTTGAGATAGGTGTTTTAATAATTTATTTAAAGCTATTCTATCTGAAACACTATTAGCTTTTACTAACTTACTTAGATTTTTTCTTGAAATGATTCTATCTTTAAATAAGAATCTTTCAAACCTTCTAAATCTATGTAATGAAGTTCCAGAAGTAACTCCTTTCATCTCTCCTTTTTTACTTTGCATATCTCTAACAAAAAAGATTTTAGCATTATCTTTTTTAGATTTTAATATATTTTTTTCTAAAGCTTCTGGTTTGTATTCTACAAAATAATTGCTTTCGTTTAGATATTTTGATACTTTATCCAGTTCATGTAAATTGTATTTTTCAACAAGAGCTTTTTTTTCTGATGCGGTCATACATTTCTTGGCTCTCTTTAATAAAGTTATTATTTCACCTTGGTTTAAATCTTTTCTGAATTCCAAATTATTTTCAAGCACTGTTTTGGCATCATCAAAAAATTGATAATTCTTTTCAATAAAATTATCTATTGGCTCTTTTAATTTAGTGTAAATCTCTTCTCCAAGAATTTCATCAAACTCCTTATCCCCTCTTAAAAACTTATCTTCATCAAACATTAAAGTGGACTTATCTATATATTTGTTTAAGATTTCATCTGGCAAACTTTTTTCTAAACTATTCATAGGGTCATACATTATATTTTCAATGACATCTTTCCTTGTCAAGCTACTACCTTCAACTAATTTATCTATAAAATCATTTAGTTGAGTTTTGATATTTAAAAGCTCTTGTTCCATTCCTTTTAGATTATCTGGTAGCTCAATATCTCCATCATAGAATATATAATTTGTTAATCTTGAATCGTTTTTTTCAAATAAATCTATTAATTTTTCTGGGTTTAATTTACTTCCGTTAAATTCTATGTTGAACAATTTTAATAAAATACCTAGATTTTGTTGCTCTGATTTTTCAAAAGGCAATATAATATTAGTATTTATAGTTTCGGATATAGCTTTTGAGGCTTTACCAGTTCCAGGATATTTATCAAAAATCTGGTTTATTTTATTTTTCATAGTGGTGTAGTTACTAAATCTTCTTCTTAGTTCAGCTAAACTCTTAGATACATCATCAGTGTTTTGGACAACTTCTTGAACTATTTCTTTTAAAGCTTCAATATCATTTTCTTCTATAATTTTTGGTACAGATCGGAAGAGCACACGTCTGAACTCCAGTCACCC